TCGGTAAAGTCGCCATCAACGGTTGCCGCCATGTTCTTGAGCGCTTCGTGACACTCCAGGCCGATCGCTGCACGCTGCTTAGGCTTGAGACCTGCCCAGGCTGTTGCATAGGCGTCGATGTCCTGCCGCTTCGCGACGACCAAAAGGTCTGCGAATACCCCGTCGATTTCCGGCGATGGGGATTTCGGACCGAACGAAACGCCAGCAGCGGCAGCGGTGTTTGAAGCCTGCTTCGCTGGGGTGATATCGATTTCGCCGCCGTATGAGTCTTCGAACTCATCGGGTGTATAGACGCCGAGGATGACGTCAGGGCAGAAGAGTCGAGCCCATTTTTTTGTCACCAAGTAGGCAATCTGCTGCTTCGGATCCTCCGCCCAAAGCGTGGAGTTCCGGGTGCGCACCTGGGTGAGCAGAAGCTCCAGTGTGCGCGGTTCGTCTTCGCCTTTGAAGGTTGCCCAGACCTTGATCCCGAGACCCTTCTCATCGTCAAAGCTCCAGGCAGGAACGCGGTATTTCTTGAACTCGCCAGTGTCCTCGTCCTTCTTGGTTTTGCTGGTGACTTCGCGCATTTTGCCGATGACGTTTTCCCAGGCACCGAACCATTCGAAGTTCAAACGACCCTTCACCGGTGCCTTGGAGGTGATCACTGCGTTGACGAGCTGCGCCTCGTAGCTCAATGCACCGCCGTTGACGATGAACGTCTTCTGCGCAACAGCGAATGGGTTCATCTGCCACTGCATTGCTTGTAGCACCACCGCCATGCAGTCAGCTTGATTGCCCTTCAAATGCTTGGGGACTGTGGTCACGCCCTTCGACATCATCAGCGCGAGGTCGCTCATCGACTTCATGGTGCCAGGATCGAGGATGAGCGCTGCCGCGTTGTGCGAAGGATCGTGGTAAGTGGCGAGGCCCGTTGGTGCTTGAGTGTCTGAGTCGGTCATTGCGCTCTCCGTGGCCGACAAGGAATGTGTCGGCCTTTCGATTGAAAGGTGGTTAGAAGCGGATGGCACGAAGCCAGGCGCGAGCAGTATCGAGGTCCACATCGAAACCCAGGGCTACAACCTCGACAATGTCGTCGACTGATGGCGCGGTCGTAGTCACATCGTCGGATTCAGCAGTCAGCGCATCTGTGCTGATGGGGGCGACTTCAACCTTTTCTGCGACCAGAGGCGTAGCTGCGATAGTGACCGGGGTCGGTGCGGAAGCCTGGGCGCGCAGGCGGGCCAGTTCTTCCTGATCACGCTGATACTGGGCGTCGCGTTCACGCTGCTGGCGCTGCTGCTCTTCCTGCTGCTCACGCTGTTGGCGTTGCTGTGCTTCCATGTCGCGGCGCTGTTGGTCCAACTCGTCCTGCTGTTGCTTCAGACGCTTGCGATCTTCCTCGGCGCGTTGCTTGCGCAACTCTTCAGCTTCGGCATCAGCAATGCGCTGCCTCTCGCGCAGCTCGTCGAGCTCTTTCTGTTGGGCCAGCAGCTTGGCGGCAGCCTCTTCTCGTTCAACCGCAGACCTGTGCAGCGTTTCAAGCTGCTCAATAGCGTTGTCGCGAGCGATGGTGCCTTCAGCTTCGAACTCGGCATATTCTTCGGGAAGGATTACCGAATCCTTGACGCTTTGCAGAATGCTTGCGACATCGGCAGCGCTACGGTTTGCATAGGCGGCAGCGACGGAACTGAAGCGGGTAATCTTCGCCCGGATGGCTTCGACACGTTCAGCTTCGACTCGCTCGCGCTCGGCTTTGGCATCAGCTACGCGCTTTTCTTCGGCCTTGATTGCTTCGTCAACAGGCGCCTCGATTGCCAAGACTCGATCCTTCAACGCCTCGCCGAACTCCTTAACCTGGTTGACGCGAGCCTGGGCATCTTTGACTTTCTGTTGATAGGGGACGAGCGCCGTCTTGGTGGTTTGCGCCAGGGCATAGCGCACGTCGCGGATGTCGACACGAACTTCCTTCGCATTCGCCAAACCTTCGCTGGTCGAGCAGTCAACGACCAACTTCGCGTAGGTGGTTTCCAGACGAACGATCTGCTCTTCGTGCGGCCGATATTCGGCGATGTCGGTAACGGCAACCGCAGGGACGACAGGTTTTTGAGAGTCCTCGGTTTCGCTCATTTCGAGCGATTCTTGCGCGAGTGCTTGTTTAATATTTGCGGACATGACAATTCCTTGCCGCGCGGTGCGCAGCCTTGAAGGGTGTTGGGTTTACTGAGTGACGCGATCAGCCAGAGCGCTGAGCAGCATCAGAAGGGAGAGGGTGGTGATGGCCGAGAAAGATCCGCGCCAGATCAGCAGGCGTCTCACCCGCTGCCGCTGAGTCACGACAACCGCGCGATAAGCATCCCGCGCCGCGACTGGATCTTGATGCGGGTTGGCAGATCAGCGACCAGAAAAAAGCCCTGTCGGTGCAGGGCTTCGGTCATTGCTTTTGCGTTGCGGGCGATGATGGTCATGCTGCGACTCCCTGTGTGATCGATGCGTTGTAGGTGGCGTAGATCTGGTCGATACGCGCCCTGTAGTGCCGGTGTTCGTCTTCATTGATGGCACGCAACATGAAGGCCAGCGTGATTGACGATGTCGCCGCGGAACTCGCGTTGGGCTTGCCAAGGTCGCGGATCATGTTGTCGATCTCACCCTCGATCCAGGTAACCGCCGTCTGGTGGTCGCGTTGTTCAGCGTTCATGTGCGCCTCCGCCGGGAGGGCAGATCATTTCCATTTTCACCATGGCCAGGCCAATACGTCGCTTGAGGCTTTTGCGCTCTTCCAGCAAGCGCGTGTCCCGATCGGTCAGCGCCTGGGTGCGAATCTGCTCGGCAGCCTCGTAGTCGTGGAACTCCTCGGGCTGCGATCTTTTCTCGCGCCCCCAAGCGTCGTAGCGCCTGTCCCACTCTCGGGCCTGCGCGCTATCTGCATAGCTGGTTGACATGGTCGCCTCCAGACTGGCGGGGTGTTGATCCAACAAAACTCGGCTGCACTCATCCATTCCGCTGGTTGCCGTTGGGCGCGGAGGGGAGTGCACGCGGGTGGTGTCGGTCTGTGGGAGCGAGATGGTTTGTTTGGGCAGCTTTTCGACTACCAGCGCCCGGAATAGAGCGCTTTCACCTGTAGGAGCGAGGCTGAAGCAGCATTGGAATGTCGGTCCTGACCAAGTTGCCTAACTACGTCCGCCCGTTCGCATACAAACAGTTGGCCTGGATCAGCTTTTTTCATGGGGCGCCGACATTCCGATGCAGCCTCTTTCGAGGCGCTCGGGCTTGCTTGTGGCTCACTGCAAGCAGGTGTTTCGACTCCCTAGTGAGATAGGGCTGCCATTCCTTGCTGCCGATACCCGACAAGGCTGGTCGAGAAATCATCTAGCCAGCGCTAGTAACACTGGCCTCACAGATCGGCTCTGTGGGTTGACGCAGGTGGGCGGTTATAGGCCGCAGTTTCGTCCGCATCCGTCTGCCCACTCGCTGAATGGGCAGAGGTGATGCTGGCGGTCAGTCGTCTTCGCCATGAGCGAGCATCTTTTCGATGTCAGCGGCGCCGGGCTTCTTCCAGTTCTTGATCTGGCCTGTTTCCAAGTCGATGTTGAGGATCAGGTAGTCGCCGTAGTGGTCACCCGGGAAGAAGTCCGGCACGTAGCCTTCATAACTTCCGACTTCTTCACCCTGCGCATCCTTGAGGCCGGCAGCGAAGCCGTCACGCACCTTGATGTGCAGGTGCAGCTCGGTCACGTCGACCTGCACCGTTTTCTGCTGGTTGATTTGCATGCTGCTGTCTCCGGTTGATTTTCCGGATGACCCTGTTGCCAAGGTCATCGAGGAAATCTGTTGTCTCCACTACGCGCATCGCCGGATTCATATCTCTGGCCAGGTCACACATTTCGTGTCCGGTGTTCTTCCTGGCTGGCTTGCGTGGTTTCGCGCACTCACATGTGGGAGTACGGCCAGTTCCAGAGCTGGCGATGGCATCGACTGTTTATTGCTCGCCCTTACCGGTTGCAACCCGGGGTAGTCGATGGCGAGGATCCTGAGTTGTTAAAGAGCAGCGGATCTCTCGACCCTTCGCAGCTGGTCCCGATGTGGGGACTGGGTTGCGATGAAGGTAAATTAACCGCCGGTTTATATATCGTCAATACCGGCGGTTAATTTATTTTTTAATCTGATGCCGTATGCTTGGCTATAGCTGGATATGCATACAGTATTTGGAGGTGGGAATGGCAAAGGCGAAAAAACAGGGGAATCCATTAGAGCGGCAGGAAATGAGCGGTATTGAAAGGCTTGGCTTACGCGTCTCATCAATGATCAATCACCCGGTTGCGCAGATTCAGCGCTGGGTGACGATCCACCGCCTGGACACGGATGGCGATCGGGAGTGGGAGGAAGTGATGGGCTTGCTATCCGAGACGGACGGCATAGACATGACGTTCAACGACGATGAGTCGGTGACGCTGAGGTGGGAGGCCCTGGCTGAAGTAGATCGTGTAGCCGAAGTAGAGGATACGATGGAGGTGGAGGAGGTCGCGCCTTTCTGATGGATAGAAAAAAGCCCGCGCTGAGGCGGGCTTCGATGATGGAGCCGGGGCTAGTTGGAGAATTTGATTTCGGTAGCAAGGGCTTCTTTTGCTGACTGATATGCAGCCTTAGCCCGCATATCAGTTGGGCTATACGGGCTCATAGTCATGAGATAGGTGGACCATTTTGCGTACAGGTCCTTGCTAAGCTCAGCTTGCTTGGCGGGTATCTTGGCTGCCTTAAGGCGTGCAATAGCCTCATCACCTTGAGATCTGGAGTGCTTGACGCACTCTAAAAGCGAATTGCTGTATTCAGCAATCATTGCTTGATTCCCGTACCGCACAGCTGTCCCGCCCGTAGTTGCTTCCAGATCACACTGCCAAGCCGGCAGATCAAGTTGGCGCGAGAAATTAAGAGCCGCCGCCGAATTGGGGTCGTACTTAAACTCAATGGGCTTGAAGGCATGAGGTGTCCGTGTTGGTGCCGCTGCATTCGTCGGTCTTTGTTGGGGAGCCACACAGCCAGCCAAAGAAATTGCTGCAACCGTGAGCAGAATGGTGGTTCTCAAACGCATGGTATCCCTCCCGTAATTGAGCCCGAACTCTACCATTCGTGGCACGCAGCCACCATTGGATGGCTCAGTCCTCGGGATCAATCTCCTCCTCAGGCTTCCACCTGGCTATCAAGTCAATCAACAGTTCGGCGATGGCCTCGTTGTTGTTTTCCAGTACTTTTAGATGTTCGTTGATTTGATTGGATACAGCCGTGGAGCCGCTCTGGTCGATCCAAATGCCTATCTCCTCGATAGCGCAGCCTAAGGCCATGATGTTCTGATTGAGTCGGCTGAGTAGGGCGGGGGTAGGGTCGTCTGGTAGGGGCATAGCCGCGTCTCCTGTGTCTAAGAAAAGCGTAGCAGCTAGCTAAAAGCGCGCGCTTGGCGGGCTTTCTTTTCTAAGGTTCGCTATGGCGTGTGACCGAACTGCGATCTGAAGTCATTCTCCAATTTTTGGCAGGCGCCGCCAGCGTAAAGGCCTTCCTCGCGATGACAAAGATTAATGAGGGCTCGCACCCGAGACTTCGCTTGGCTTTCCGGGCTATTGCCGACTATTGCGCCGAAGGTAAGAAATAATATAAGAGCAGCAAAAATTCCAAGTACTATCTTGCCGAACACTCCGAAGCGAGGACTTAGAGGGGGATCTGGCAGTTCCGCGAGGCCATACTCACGATCAGCATGGCAGTACTTACATCTAATTGCTGCAGGATTGATCGTTTCTGCGCAATACGAACATTTCAATTCATCTGAGTCCATCAACACCCCCTCCATATTTAAGTCGTAACTTTACCATGACACGTAGCTACCATTGTCGGGCAGGAAAGGCCAGAAACAAAAGCCCGGCGCTGGGCCGGGCCTTCGATGAGAGGAGATTTTGGCTATTGCAGCTGATCAGATTTGTGTTCTTTGAAATATTCTTTTTTGCCAGCCGCGGACTCAATGTTCCGAAAGGTGCGTCCATCGGCTGCACAAAGCATGGACCTACCATCTCTGAGCATTAGTGAAAATGTTATTTCTTCCTCTTCACCTGCCAGCATCAGACCCGCAAAGGCACCAATCGGACCGAGTACCATCGCGCCGGCTAATCCCAGACTGACAGAACTCGACACATCGCGGCGCGAGCTTTCGCTGACTAATGAAACGTCACGGATCTCTTGTGTGGATATCTTTAGTCCTGGCCACGGGTAAACGACTGTCTCTATGGTGATAACACCGGGCTCATACGTTGCATGCCCATCAAGAAAATCTCCTGCCAAGATTTTTATTTTTGCCATACGGCATCCTCCCTGCATCCTCCTACAAGAAAAATTCAACGCTCAGACGGTTGTGGCGTCAACGGGCTGTGGACGAGAAGCATTGATTGTCCGACTGTTGGAAGGCCACAAATGAAAAGGCCTGCTAAGGAGCTGCCTGTCTGGACTGAAGTCGCAAACCGAGTAGGGCTGGCGCCGATCTTACTTGCGCATTGCATCAGGTGGGCAGGACGCATCACTCCACCAGTGCTTACCGTCCTTCTGCATCAACCTGGGGGGTTAGAGAGCTCGTGAAAGTGCCGCGGCTTGCTTCCGGAGTTAGAGTGAAGGTTCGGCTCGGTGAAAGGCCACATACCAGGTCGCCTTGTCGAAGGCTTCAGAGGAGGCATTGGTGGTCGGAAAGATTGGTGTCATGCGACGGCTTCTTCTCATAGTGGTACCAGGGTAGATGGAGCACACCATTCGTGTGCTCGTCCTGAATTATGCCGAGTCGTTCAGATTATTAGCGAAGGATAGATACAAAGGCCCGGCGCTGGGCCGGGCTTCTCATCATAGGGTCTTGAAAGTCAGCGGGAGCTTCCGGTCGAAAAAGCTTGGATCTGTTGCAATCAATCTGCTGCCTTGTTCACCTAGCGAGACACCTCTGACCGTAAAGTAAGCTCCTTCAACTTTTACTTTCTGGTTGATCAGTTTTTGCCAGATGTACTTTTCCCCATCTGGCAGTGTATCCCTCATGTCTACTAACCCGATCCCATGCTGCTCACCTACGTTGGTCAATGACTCGAGGTACAGCCAGCCAGACCACGGACCAGTTCCTTGTTTGACATAGCCAAGCAACCTTTCCTGACGCGGGGGTAGGTTATTCGGTACCCCTTCGATCTTATAGTCGGGATCGCCTTCTATGACGTAATCGGCCGAGGTGATAGGGATTTCGCGTGCAAGATCTTTTGCATACTGCAAGGTCCGATCCGTCGCGGCTCCAGCTTTTTTGAACGCTCCACCAACGCCATCGTTTTTTAGGAAAATCGCGTAAGTTTCGAGGTTTATCTTAGACATAAACAGAATGACATTTCCCGTACGTTCGCCTTTGAAGTAGCTGTAAAGCGTGTCGTCCATACTGAAGCCGGCTTTTTCAAACGCTTTGTTCATGTACTTGGCGTAAACGTAGGATTGCTCTGGTGTAGGGATGGCAAATTTTGGCACTCTAGCCATCTCGCTGTTGAAGTCATCGTCGTAGTAGTCCTTGAAGGCATTTACGATCTTTTGCGCTGAGACCATGTCCAATGGGGCTGCGGGTTGAGCTGCGTGAACGACGGTGCACAGGAACAGTAGGCAGGACGATATGAGCAATCGAAACATGGAGGCATCCTTGAGGTACGGCTGGCAAATCTCCATGCGGCCAGCCCATGATTCAGGGCGCTTTCAATCCACCGAAATGGAGGTTGAATGCGTGAGGAGTCACCATGGGATCGGCCGGATGTAATCAATCTTTAGCTTTCTACAGTGCGCTGAGAGTTCGAGGTGTTTGGGAGGAGCGGGACAGAAAATGAAAAAGCCCGGCGCGAAGCCGGGCTCTCTATCGATGGGCCAAATCCCTCTGACTGAGTGCATTGTGCTGGGTAGGTGTGACGATGGCGTGACAGGGCGGATACGAAAAGCCCGGCGCAGGGCCGGGCATTGATCTCTATGTGAGATTTCTTTTCATGCAACTTTCCCTGACCACCAGTTGATCGTTTTAATGGCGAGATCATCGGTTGAAGGCGCTTGGATGATTTCCACTCCAGAGCGCATCAATCGGTCTAATTGTCTACCGATAACATCTGAAACCCTTTTGAACTCTACAGGATCCATGCCGCTTTTTTCTGTCGGAACGAGAATGGAAAGAGCTCCTTGGCGGTCCGTATTGCTGGTTACAAGCATTAGATCTGAAGAAGCCTGAAGTATGTTCTTTTCAGCTACTACTGGACTTTTATACCAAACCGAAACGACTGATCCTACCGCTGATGAGCTAAGAAGTGGTGCATCGACATCAATGGTTTTTCCATTCTTCAAGCTGAGCCGATAACGTTCTTCCTTAATAATCGACGACGCTGAGAGCTCCATGCGCTGCCTCATGATTTGGAATAACCCGTCGCGGAGCTTAGGTGTCGACGTGTACCTGAAGGCGTTGTTTTTTGCTGAGCCTTTAGGATGGCCCAAAGTAACCACATCTTCGAAAAACTCGTTGACCACCGCCTCTGCTGACTCCCCGGCAGCAAACAGCTCCGGTCCCAGACGAACGTTGCCACTAATTTCATCCGGTAAACCAGCACGGCTTTCGTACACAAACTCTTCGATATCATGAAGATAATGTGTCAGCTCGCGAAGGTTCACCCGCTCGCCATATAGACATTTGAGTCTGTCAAACGTGTCTAACATGCGGACTTCTACGCGGCCCTGGTAACAGAAAGCAACGCCTACATTGAGGAATTCCCCTGCGTCCGTATCCATGCACATTTGAATCGTGCGCCAATGACCGCTCACACCCTGCCGGGCGGAGCTTTCTCCGATCTTGTGCTTTATCTTGGCGAAGATGGTCATACCATAAGGCCTACTGCCGAATTATAGTGTTGCGGTTCGAGCCGAGAAGATAAGAAGTCTAGCACCTGTGTGACTTCATCTTGCTCCAAAAATTCAGCAAGAAGCTCTCTCGCTTGACTTTCTGCTTTGCTCTTCCATGAGACTGAAAATGTGTTGTAGGCGAGTCCGCGAGCAGATCTGATAGGGGTCCTGCTGCTCCAATTTGGTACCAAGCTGTCGATCAGCTCTTTGAGTGCATTACGCAACTCCAGCGGGCTCGTTGCTAATCTGCTTGGATCCCATGAGGGGTGCCTGAAAAGCCTGCCGTGGTCAATCAATACTAATGAGCCTTCGGCATTCCCAAGCAGGTTCCCTAGGTGGCGATCAGTGTTCTCCGTCCATTCATCAAACGACACTATTCCCGGCGTCGATTTGTTCGAGGCCAAATCTGCAGCAATACGGGATAGGTTTTTTTGCCTTAAAAAGTCAGGTCCGTCCGAAGGGCAACCCACGACCAAGCTTGGATGTCTCATATCCTCGCTGAACCAAGCTAGGAATTCTGCTTGATCGCAGCCTTCCGGCATGGAGTTTGACAGCTTCTCTAGAACGGCCTCAGGTATTTGCTCTCGCCGCAAAACGATAACACCTGCGGTGCCAGGGACTACTAAACCGCAGGCTTTTGCGAGTACGTAGCCTAATGCCTCGCTTACAATAGATCTGTTCTCAGCTAGATTGTCGTCATTTAACGCAATTTTGTTTGGAAACGGTTTTATATAGCAGCGAAAAGACGCATCGCCAACGGCAACTTTTCCTCTAAATATTGCATTCTCACCTTTCGAGTCCACCTCGCGGAGCTGGCCGCGGAAGGCGTCGCCACCAAGCACTATAAACATCTGTCGATCCTTGATTCTTACTGTGTAAAACCGAATAGAGACCCTACATACCTTGAACGATCATGCTGTCCTGGTCATTCAACCTTCCCCCGCACAATCCTTCCCGCCTTCACCTCTTCCGCATACCCCGCCAGCCGCTCCTCATCCCCCTGAAACACCTTGATCATGCGCAGCAAGGCTTGGGCGTCGGCTTCATTCCCGGCCGCGCTCAATCGATCTGCGATCCGAACCAGCTCCACGGCTGACCACTTGAGGTCCGAGGCAATACCCTGGAGGTTACGACGCAAATCATCCAGCAACAGTGTGGTCACTCAGCTTTGCTCCTGCTTACTCGGCCGACCCTTACTTCCTCGGCATACTCCATCAGTCGATCAACATGCTCGTGCAGCTTTCCGATCTTCTCCATGGCTGCCAAGAACTCAGGTCCGGCGAAGGTCTTTGCCTCGCGGAAGAGGTCGTGCGCGGTATCTTCAAGAGTGGAGGCCGCGGCTTTCAAATCACGGCGCAGTTCCTGGTTGGGTTTGGTGAGGGGCATGGCTATACCAGTTGGGCATTCCAAACCAGGAGCACTCGAGCCTGGATGTAGGTCTCGTCAGCTCTGATCGTTTGCGGCGGATGTCTATCGTTGTCAGAAATCATTTTGATCTGATCATCGCCAATCCACTGGAGGCGCTTGATGTACAGGTGGCCCTCCCAAGAGAACATGTAGATCCCATCCCCGATGAACTCACGAATGCTGATGTCGACCAGGAGCGGGTCGCGGTGCTTGATCGTTGGCGCCATCGACTGACCCCATCCGGTCACCATCTTGAGGTGGAAGTGCTCTTTGAACTCGACGCCCATCTCGCGCAGGTGCTGAGGGCTTACTCGCACGTCCTGGAGCAATTCCGGGTAGTCGTGCGGTATTTGCCCGCCACCCATAGCGGCACGGACGTCGTAGTGCGCGATCCACACCTCGTCACCCATGACTCCGGGTCGGTAGTAGTCGATCTCGATGGCACCACCGCCATCCTCGCTTTCGGCCGCTGCAAGTAACCGGCGGCGGGCCGTATCCGAAAGCCCTTTTCCCTGTTTTGCAAGCATCTGGCGAACCATGTCAGCAGCAGATGCACCTTGCGAGTAAGTGTTCGCTTGTTCCGAAGCGCTCGCGAGTCCACTGATCTCTTTCGCCAGTCGCTTGCTGAATTTCTCGATAGGCACGTCAAGCAAGCGCGACAGCACTGCCGCGAACTTCGCATTCAGCGGATTGGTGCCGTTCAGATACATCGCCACAGCGGCTGCGGAAATATCCGCTGCTTCCGCAAGGCTTGCTTGAGTCAGACCAAGGGCGTTCTTTTTCGATACGAAAATCGCCTTCGCGGCGTCGCACTCAGCTTTTAACTCTGGGGAAAGTTCTTTCTTTTTGCTCATCCGTGAAATTTAACCGTTGGTTAATTTATTTGCGGCAACCGGCGGTATTGCTAGAAAACTAACCGGCGGTTAATATTGATCTTGAAACCACCATTCGAGATTTCCAGAATGAAGCAGATCCCACTTACAGAGCTGGTTGCTACGAAAGGGCAGGCCTTTGCGGCCAAGGCTCTTGGGGTCAGCCCTGCCGCAATCAGCAAAGCCGTCGCGGCCGAGCGAAACATTTCCGTCACCTGCAATCCGGACGGGACTTTTGAAGCGCATGAGCTCAAATCCTTCCCGGCGCAAGCGTCTCCAAAGAAGTCAGCCGCCTAACCCAGTCCTGTCACACCGACCCCGGAAGTGAGCCCATGGCCTACGACGACAAAGCGCACCGGTACGAGCACCAGGTGAAGGTGCGTCTTGATGACGAAGTCTTCCAAGAACTCAAGGACGTTGCTCGCGACATGAAGCTGCAACACAGCGTGCTTAGCCGGGAAATCATCGAGGCGGCGCTTGAAGTCAGGCGAACCCTGGGTGAGTTGCCGTTTGAGCTGGAAAAGCGACAAGCCTGAAAAGGCGCAGGAGGGGGATTTATGCCCAGTGCAGAAGTGGATCTCAGGAAGACCGCAACAGAAGAACTGGCGCGATGGGCGATGGAGATTGGCATTACTCCCGACGCATTGGCTTCCGAGCTTGTGCGAGTGGCGATGCCGGGGCTCAAGAAGGCGATATGCGACACCGCGAAGCCCGACAGCAACGTACTCGCCTTCACCCTCAAGCGATGAGTTCCGGACCGAAGAGCGAGAAGGACGGGTCGGTTACAAGTTTGAAGTTTGGTGCTGGTCCCTGTTTCGGGACTGGAAGAAGAAAGGGTCATGGGTTCATCCCTGATCAGTTGATGAACGAATGATCGCCTTGTTGGCACTACGCCACCACGGAAACAGAAACGAGGTTTTACGAATGGAAGACTTTCTTCGGGCCTGCCAGAGCGCTGTTCTGGACAACGAGGCAAAGGCACTGGCGGCAAAGATGGGCGTTCCGCACGTTGGCCTGCTCCAGCGCGCCAACCCCGACAACGATGCTCACCACCTGACGGTGGAGCACCTGTTCGGAATCTTGCTGCACACCGGCGACATGCGCCCTCTGGCCGCGCTCGCAAATGACTTCGGATTCGACCTGGTCGCCAAGTCTGCTCCTGAGCCTCAGGCGCTGACCAAATCTCTGATCAATGTCGGCAAGGAAGTGGCTGATCTGACTATCGCGGTGCACGAAGCACTCGGCGACGACCATGTGAGCACATTCGAAAAGTCCTTGATTCGCCAAGAGATCAACCATGTACGACAAAGCCTGGACGTGATGGATGCATCGGTGAAGGCCGCCTGAAAACATTCCGCATGCGAAAACTCGGGAAATGGGTCACTGCCTTCCCACTATTAGCTTGAAGGTCGACAAAACCATCAGGCACAAAAAAGCCGACGGTCGAGGTCGGCTGATTCGAAAACACTTTGTGAGGCCGATTATGCAGAGCCAACCTAATTCAAGCAATACCCCGACCAGTGTCGCGACACGTTTTTCGAATTCTGAAAACGTGTCGCGTACTCAGGCTGCAACCCCATTCAGTTTTCACGGCCTTCTGGTCCGCGTCATCGACGATGGCACCGGTGAGCCGTGGTTCATCGCCAAGGACGTCGCCGAAGCGCTTGGCTACGCCAACACTTCGAAAGCCATCAACGCCCACTGCAAAGCTGTGAATACCTGCCATACCGAAATGGGAGGGCAGGTGAGGGCGGTGCAGATCATCCCTGAGCGCGACCTTTACCGGCTGGTGATGAAGTCGAAGCTTCCGGCGGCCGAGCAGTTTGAAGAGTGGGTGGTAGGTCTGGTGCTGCCAAGTATTCGCAGGGTCGGTCACTTCTCGGTCCAGGCGCCGAACAACTCCAAGATCGTCGGTGAGCTGGCAATACTGGAGTGCTTCGACCGCCTGCTCAAGCCGGCACCTTCGAGCAAGATGCTGATGCTGGCCCAGATCGCGGCCAACAACGGGCTCGACGCCAAGTTTCTCCCCGGCTACGCCGTCGACGCTGCGCCAGACGCAACTGGCGGTTCCTCAATGCCCACCAGGTCGGCCACAGCCTTGCTCAAGGATCACGGCATTCGTTACGCGCCAGCGGCATTCAACCGCGCACTAGAAGCCAGGGGCTTTCTCAAGCAGCTCCAGCGTAAGAACTCCAAACAGGAGATGGTTCCGTTCTGGTCGGTGACCGAGAAGGGCCTGGCCTACGGCAAGAACCTCACCAGCCCCCAATCCCCCCGCGAGACGCAGCCTCACTGGTACGTCGATCGCTTCCTTGAACTGGCCAAACTGGTCGGGAAGGCCTGATATGCAATTCACCGTCACGATCAATCAGGTGAAGGCGCTGGAGTGGGGGCTGAACTCTCAGCAAGCCCTGCTGTTCGCCTTCGTCTACGGCTGCCCGAGTTGGACCAAGCCAATCAAGACTGATGACGGGATCTTCTTCGCGCTGAGCAAGGCCAAGATCATCGAGGAGCTACCACTGCTCACCGATAAGCCGGATACCGCTTACCGCATGCTGAAGGCCCTGGAAGAGGCCGGTTTGATTGAGCTTTCCAGCACCTCGAACATCACGCTATTTCGCCTGACCGAGAAGGCGATCGAGTGGAACCAGAAGCTTGATGGGTCGGAAAAATATCCGACCCCGCCACAGAACAAAGGTCGGAAAAAAATCCGATCTAGCTCGGAAAAAAATCCGAACAAGGTCGGAGAAAAATCCGAGCAAGGGTCGGAAAAATCTCCGACAAATCAGGATACCAATCATCAAGGTACCAATCAGGATATCAGTCAGGACTTGCAGGACGGTCCGGGCAAGCCGGTCCGTAACTTGGTGCTGGTGGTTGATCGCACCGACGCTCCGCGGGTCGAGATTCCCGCCGACATGCCAGGCCCCAAGGACCAGACCTGCAAAACCTTCAAAGTCTGGGCGAACTACGCCATGGCTTACCGCAAGCGCTACAACACCTGGCCGGTGTGGAACGCCAAAGTCGGTGGTCAGCTCGGCCAACTTGTCGACCGCCTCGGCACCGATGTCGCTCACCACGTCGCCGCTCACTTCCTGAAAACCAGCGACGCCACTGTCCTTCGCAAGTGCCACAGCCTCAACGAATTGTTGGCGAATGCCGAGAGTTACCACACCCAATGGGTGACCGGTCAGCGCATCAACGGAACAACCGCCCGTCAGATGGAGCGAACCGAAGCGAACCTCTCCGCCGCGGAGCAGGCCGCTCAATTGGTCCTGGCCAGACGCCAGACGGGAGAGCGCAATGAGTACCTTTGAAATGAACGACGCCCAGGCCGCTGGCTTGGCTTCGGCCATCATCGCCACCGCTGAGGCTATGGGTCAGGAAATGAACCCTGGCACTGCGGCGATCATGGCAGAGGACCTGAGCGCTTACCCGGTGCCGGTAGTGCGCGCCGCGTTGAAGGCCTGTCGCCTCGAGGTGAAAGGCAAGCTGACCATGGCTGACATCCTGCAACGTGTTCAGGCTGCCGACGGCCGCCCGGGCAAGGACGAGGCATGGTCAATAGCTTTGATGGCAGGTGATGAAATCGAGACGGTGGTTATGACGGCCGAAGTGCAGCAAGCCATGAGCGCTGCCGCTCCAATTCTAAAACTTGGTGACAAAGTTGGTGCTCGGATGGCCTTCATGAGCGCCTACGAACGTCTGGTAACGGTGGCTCGCGCCGAAGCAGCTCCGGTGACATGGAGCGTGTCCCTCGGTTTCGACCCTGCTCGGCGGGTGACAGCCATCGAATCGGCGGTCCG